GTATCATAGTACCAATACCAAACTTGGTAGTTATTATTTTTGATGGAACCAAAGTCAAATCTTCCACCTGGTACATTATATAAATGGACTAATTTTTTACCCTCAGGTCCAGCCGTAATTTTATATGTTAAATCACCACCGATTAATCTGTTTTTAATATTTCTATCTTGCATTCTTAATAGTAAATCAAATGCGGGTAACATAAAATAAGAACCGGCAGAACCAACCTGTGCGAATCCACCAATACCACCAAAACCTGTTCCACCCAATCCACCAAAACCACCTATAAATGGGTCAACTATTGAATCGGATAAAGTTGCTCTTGTAAACCATAAAAGTTCGTTTATTTCACGACCAGCTGGTATTTCATATGTTTGAGTTCCTCCTGTTAAACTAATATAGTCTTTTTTTAGTTCGTGAGGACCACCAGCTTGTAAACCAACAATTTTGGAATATGAGTAAGTATATTGTGTTTCATAATCTAAACTTCTCGTAGTGAAAGCTCTCGTAAGAGACTGTGTATCTACGTCTAAACCGGCCAATGCGGACCATTGTGATTCAATTAACCAATCACTTACGTATTGTTCATATTCCGATAATGACAATTCCATAAAAGTGTCCATTTGTTCCTCTGTCAATTCAACCCCACGAACTGGCATCCCCAACAAATGGAAAACTTGTGTGTATAATTTTTCTTTTTCGGTTTGTGAAATAATTGTCGCCATATTTTGGTATATTCTAATAAATACTTTATTTTTGTATTGTGGATATTTTAACATCAAATATAAGGAAGTATAGATATGACTATTTTAAAGGTCTTTTGAGTGGAGATTTTAAAAAGTTATATAAACAAACCTGTAATGAAGTATTTGAAAAAAAAGGAAGGGAATTAGGTATATGGGGATTTTGGTATAAAAATAAAACATATGGTATTGTAGATTTTTACAATGAAATACCAATCTCATGGTGTTGGAGAAACACACCCAATACACATCCATATTGTTTTCACGATTTTTATTATCTTTTTTATGACGCCACAGGAATTGAATTGGATTTCAATGATAAAAGTAAATGGCAAGAAAATTTAAATATACTATTCAAGTTCATTGAACAAAATTTCGAGTTATATTTTACAACTAATATTGAAACAAAATTTTATTATCATTTTTGGTTTAGATGTAATCAATCATGGACGTTGGGTCAAATTACAATAATTGCCCTTATGTATAAAATACGTCAACTGTTTAAAGACTATAAAATAGTTGATATGGATTTTGCTTTAGAAAGAGGTGACCCTAATGATTTTAAAGGTATTGATGTTACTATTACAACACAAACAAAAGATGTACATCAAAGAAAAGAAAAAATAAAATTACAAGTTAAAGGTGGTAGAATAATAGAAGAAAACGATAAAGGATTTGTAGTTAGTGGTTCAGCAAATGATTTAAAAGCCGATGTAGATTATTGGTCTTACGTTGATATAAAAAATGGTAGTACTGAAATTGTATTATTTCAAAATATTAATAGATATATTGAACGTATCGGTTATAATTTATTATTTAAAAAAGAAATTATACACCCAATAAGAATTAATGAAAAAATTATGATACCAGAAAAATTAAATGAAATTGCAAAATTTTGTTTTGAAAATAAGATATTAATTGAAATTGAACATTTACCAGGTTCTGTAAACGATGTTATAATTCAAACAATACCAGAAAAATTAATTAACATTAAAATTGCAGATTTTAAAGACAAAAATTTAGAAATTTTAATTGACAAAAAGTTTGAAGAATTAAAGCAACTCTTTAAGTAAATCTTTACCGAAAGATTCTGAAAATTCACCATCACCCATAACTTGGTCGATAACCCCTTTCTTCTTTTGTAAAATATTATAGATTACTTTTTCAATTGTATTTTCAAAAACAGGATAGTAAACCAAAACACTATTTTTCTGACCATATCTATAAGCTCTATCTTCTCCTTGTGAATGGTCAGCCGGTACAAATGATAAATCATTCATTATAACAACTTCTGCGGCTGTTAATGTAATACCCACACCAGCCGCTTTGATGTTACCAATGAATACCTTTATTTTATCTTCGTTTTGAAATCTATCAACAGATTCTTGTCTTCTGTCTTTGGACATACGACCATCTAAAACAACTGATATTTTTTTATATTTTTCATGTAACATATCGAGAGTCATTGTGAAATTTGTTAACACAATAACTTTTTTTCCTTGTTCAATACATCTATCAATTAATTCACATGTGTATGGTATTTTTTCATAAGATATTAATTGTCTAACTTTCATAAGTCGATTTAAGGTTATACTAATTGTATCTTCACCCTTCTTTTCATTACTTATTCTTGTAAATTCTTCTAATTCCTCATCGTACATTTTAGAATTCAATTCAACAAAAATTGGTGTAACTATTTTTTCAGGTAAATCTAAAATATCTGTTTTCATTCTACGAAGAACATATGATTTAGTTCTTTCTCTTAGTTCATCTAAATTACTTGCACCACTTGTATTCCAAACTTTTCTATTACCAACTCTAAACTGAAAACCTTTACAATATCTTCTTACATATGTTTGCCAATTTAATGTCAATGGTGAATCAACAATTTTAAGTAAGTTGAAATAATTGATTGGTCTTGATGTCATTGGTGTTCCTGTTAATAACCAAACTCTCGGTATTTTTTCTAATACATCATTTAATAATCTTGTTCTGTTTGCTGTCGTGTTTGAAATATAATGTGCTTCATCTACAATTGCTAAATCGAAACCTTCATTGACTAAAAGTTTATAATCGTCACTATCTTCACTTTTGTCAGTGGTATGATAATTTTTTAATATATCATAATTTATGATGTAGAAATCAAAAGTTGAACCCCATTTTCTTCCTTCTACAATTAACACTCTCCTATCTGTGTAATTTTTAATTTCTCGTTCCCAATTTATTTTAAGAGAAGCGGGACAAACTATTAATACTTTTTTTGCTCCACTTTCTATCGACGCAATGACCGCTGACGTAGTTTTGCCCAAACCCATATCATCAGCAAGAATGAACTTATCATTTGCTAAAAGTTTTTCTATTGCCACTTTTTGGTGTTCCATAGGTGGTCTTTTATTATAAGGTGTATAGTCAATAACTCTATTTAATTTTTTTTCGTCTTGTATAATTGCAGCTTTAGGTAACCAAAAAGCACTATTTTGTTCAGAATCTAAAATTTTTCCCCAAATATGATAAGCCTTATCTGATTCACATAATAATTTTTCACACCATATTTGTTCAGGTGGTTTGGTTAAAAGTTTCTCTTCCATTATTTTTTCACCAAACGTACTTACAATTTTTATATGTTTTTTCGCTACCTTAGGTACGGTGTCTTTATATTTCAAAACATATTCTGCTTGAGGTCTTGTTAATTTAAAATTCTTGACATCAACAAATTTTCTTTTAAATTCTAATAATTGATTATTAGAACCATCATAATTAACTAAAACTTCTCTTGCTTCTATTTCTGGTATCATACCACTCATATTTCTAATATAACTAAATAGAACGTAAGATTAAACTATTTATAAGGATATGGATAATAAACTACCAATTACAAGACTGTCGAAATTCTTATCACAAGACGATTTTGATTTACATGTAAAAATGGGTGTAGAATATCTACACGGTGATTTAAATATGAGACTTGTCTTATATAGAGTTGATAGACAAAAAACTGATATTGACGATGTGTATGGTGAGGTTGGTTTAGATGAGATAAAATATTATCCTCCAATTGAATTTAACGCTTTGGTTAAAATCGAAGAACCAAAAAATAGTGCATATAAAGGTGGTTTAATCAGATATAATGAACCAGGTAATTTAAATATATCTGTATATATTAGACATTTGGAAGAATTAAATATTGATATAAAATATGGTGATTTTATTGGATACCCTGAATCTGAAACAAGAACAAGATATTATCAAGTAACAAACGACGGTAAAGTAGTATCCGATAATAAACATAATATGTTTGGTTACAAACCATATTACAGAAACATAACTTGTGCACCAATACAAGACACAACATTTAGAGGAGTATAAAATGGGATATCCAAAAAGAAAAACAAATATTGAGGTTTACAAAAAAACCGAACTTACTGAAAGAAGACAGGAGTTATTGGATAAAATAATAAAATCCGATACTAATTTACCTGATTCAATCCTTCATGAAGATTTGGATAGAGGAATGTTAGATTATGTGAAAAAGAATTTAGTTATCGTGTCTGACGGTAAACAAATTCCCGTTATCAATAAGATATTAACCATACAAAGGTGGGCAGAATTTAGTAATAATTGGACTTTCTCAAATGAGGATGATAATGTTGAATTACCTTTTATTGCAACAATTAGAAAACCAGAGGTTTTACCAGGTTCAAATCCATCTGTTCAGAGAACAATACCCGACAGGTATCAAGTGTATTATGCTTCGGTACCCACATGGAATGGTAACACTTTAGGTGCCGACATATACACAATACCCCAACCAGTACCGGTTGACATTAGTTATGAGGTCACTATAGTTTGTAATAAAATTAGAGATTTGAATAAGTTTAATAAAATCATATTACAAAACTTTTCATCAAGACAAGACTATACCACTATAAAAGGACATTACATACCAATAGTTTTAGATAGTATAGAAGATAATACACCTATGGAAACTATGGATGGTCGTCGTTTTTATATGCAAAATTATAAATTCACATTATTAGGATTTTTAATCGATAGTGATGAATTCCAAGTTAAACCAGCAATTAATAGATTATTTACTATGTACGAATTTTTAAAAGAAAAAACAGGTAGAAAGAAATACGTTAACAAAGCAGTTAACATAACAACGGTTTCCTTTATCGCCGATGGTCTACAAACTGAATTTAGTGTAGGTGAAAGTATAGGTACACTTTTTAGTGTATCTGTTAATGGTTTAGCACAAATTAAAGGTGTTAATTATTACCACGTGGCTTACACATCAAAAATCTCTTTTGAGGTTGCTCCTTTGGCTAATTCTGTTATAACAATTCAATACTATAAAGGTAGAAATAGTGTTATTTTAGATAACACAGGTAAATTAATACAATACGACATGGTTACCTATACCTATGATGGTAGTTCATTAATTTTCGAAACATCACAATCAATCAACAGTGTGATTGCGGTAGAAATCAATGGTTTGGCGGAAGAAGAAGGTATTGGATATGAAATTACGGGTAGTAAAGAAATCACTTTACTTGGTGCACCTGCAATAGGTTCTAAAATTATGGTAAGTTACTTATACTAATCATCACCGTAAATGTCTTTCTTTTTTGGTTTACAGTACTCCTCAATCCATTTTTCTAAAAGTTTGTACATTTTCAAACCATTTTTATCACAATGATTTTTTAACATTTCATGGTGTTTAAGACTAATTTTTACGTTTTTTACAATCTTTTCATTACTCATAGATAAATAAATATCTTAAAAGATACTTTACTATCTTTTTACAAAAAACTTGGGAAATCTTTGATAAAAACAAAGATATTTATAGTATAACAATAAAAAATTAATTAACCAAACATTAATCAATGGCAAATTCAAACAGAGTATTCGTATCTCCCGGTGTATACACATCAGAGAAGGATTTGACTTTTGTTGCACAAAGTGTAGGTGTAACAACTTTAGGTTTAGTGGGTGAGACTTTTAAAGGTCCTGCATTTGAACCAATCCTAATCACAAGTTTTGATGAATTCAAAACATATTTTGGTGGTACTTCACCAGACAAAGATGGAGATGGAAATCCTAAATATGAATTAGGATACGTAGCAAAATCATATTTACAAGAATCAAATCAATTATTCGTAACAAGAATATTAGGTAAATCAGGTTATAAACCATACAAAACATTTGGAATAAAAACTTTAGGTGGTATGGTTATCACAGGAACATCAGCAACTTTTGTTTCTTCAGGTACAACTGATTCATCTACTTTATCAAGTGTAACAGGTGGTACTTATCATGCAGATTTTACAGGTAAAACCGCAACAACTGGTGATGATATAGAAACATTCATGGTTTCAAACTTCAGTGGTTATACAACAGGTAATACGGATAATTGGTTCGTTATCGGTGATGTACCAACATCTGCAACAAGTGGATTAACAGGTACACAAGTAACATCACCAATAGGTGCATACAATAACAAAAATTGGTTTAACACTTATAACAACGGTTCAAATGAAGTTTATTCATATTTGTTTGTATTCGATGGTACTGAATTTATTACTTCAAAATACGAATGGGGTTCTAAAGTAAATTCAGATCATGATGGTCAAATCGTTGCGGCCCTTAGATCAAGAGGTTCATATGTTCAAAATGTACTTGTACATAGAGTAACAGGTAATACAATGTCTGTTACATCTGTGGATGATATCACAGTAAATCCTTTAGGTGAATTCCAAATTGCAGTTACCGATATCGATGGTACAGGATTTACATTCAATTGTTCTTTAGACCTAACTTCTACAAAATACATTTCAAAAGTATTAGGTACAGAAGTCTTCGATAAAGACAAGTCACAATATCCATTATACGTTCACGAGGTTTATCCTAACTATCTTAAATCTGCTTATCAACAAGGATTAGTAAAAGGTTTAAGTTTAACTGAGGTATTTGCATTAGAAGGTGATAATTTCTTAGGTGAGTGGAACACACCTGGTTCACCAATGGTAGTATCTGAAGTTCGTGGTAATAAAGTAGACGATTTATTTGAAATTTTAACTATCTCTGATGGTGAAGATGCAAATAAAGAAATTAAGATTACAATTTCAAATATTAATTTGGACACTGGTGATTTCGATATTTTAATACGTGATTTCAATGACACTGACGATAACATGGTAGTATTAGAAAAATTCTCAAGATGTTCAATGAATCCAGATGTTTCAGGATACGTTGCAAGAAAAGTTGGTACGTCTGATGGAGAATATACATTGAATTCAAGATATATCATGTTAAACATGGCATCTAATGCACCATCAAATGCATTCCCTGCCGGATTTAAAGGTTTCACAAAATCAGGTTCAACTTTAGGTAGTGTACTATATAAGACAGAATTTTTTGATTCAGGTGAAACAATGTACTATAATGCAGATGGTTCACCAGTAACAAATACAGGTGGAGACAAGTATAAGAAAACAAGTTTAGGTTTATCTAATCAAACTGCTTACAAGTACGATGCTGATTTGTTTAAATGGAAAGGTTTATCAGCAGAAGCAGTTACATCTGGTTTCCATATGTCAACAAACGCATCTTCAATTACTGGAACTACATTTGTAACAACTCCATACGATTTAGAAGGTACGGATAAAGGTAAACTTAATAATATTAATTTCCGTAAATTCACGTTCGCCGTATGTGGTGGTAGAGACGGTTGGGACATTTATAGAAATGTTAGAACATATGGTGACGCATATGTATTCGGAAAACAAACTTATATCTCTGGTCATACAACCAACGGTGGTGTTTTCAGTGAAAGTGTTGGTAATTCCGATTACTACTCTTATTTAGCTGGTATTGAAACATTTGCAAATCCTGAGGCTGTTGATATTAACGTATTCGCAACACCAGGTATAAATTTCAATGACCATAGTTCTCTTACAAGTCAAGCAATTGATATAGTTGAAAATGAAAGAGCGGATTCAATTTATATAATGAACTCACCAGGTCCACTTTCTGAAACAACCGCTGAAGGTGTGGTAAATTCTTTAGATGATTTGGGTTACGATTCGAACTATTCAGCAACATATTGGCCTTGGATTCAGGTAAGAGATACTGATAATTCAACTCAGTTATATCTACCACCTACTTGTGAGGTTGTGAGAAACATAGCTTTAACAGATAATGTTTCATATCCTTGGTTCGCAGTTGCTGGTTATTCAAGAGGTTTAGTAAACGCAATCAAAGCATACAAGAAACTTACCCTTGATGAAAGAGATGAATTATATAAAAATAGAATCAACCCGATTGCTACATTCTCTGATACAGGTACAATAATTTGGGGTAACAAAACCCTTCAAGTTAGAGAATCGGCACTTGATAGAATTAACGTAAGAAGATTATTATTAAGAGCTAGAAAATTGATTTCAGCTGTTGCGGTTAGATTATTATTTGAACAAAATGATGACCAAGTAAGACAAGAATTCTTAAGATTGGTAAATCCAATACTTGAATCAATTAAAAAAGAAAGAGGTTTGTACGATTTCCGTGTAAGTGTATCAAATGACCCTGAAGATATCGATGCAAATACTTTAAGAGGTAAGATTTATATCAAACCTACTCGTTCTTTAGAATTTATTGATGTTGAATTTATAATTACACCAACAGGTGCATCTTTTGAAAATATCTAAAAAACAAAATAGAATAAAATAAGGGGTCCTTTTGGACCCCTTTTCTATTTATAGAGACACCCTAAGGGTGATTCAAAACACGTTCCACATGGAACCATATTTTATGAAAAACATAACTTCACAAAATACCCAGTATACTAGTATATTCTAGAACTAGTTATTTAATATTTATAGATAATTAATTTATTCTGGAACTAGATACTGGAGCCTGTAAAAAACTACGAAAAAAAAGTCATAAAGTCAAATAAAAATCAATAAAAAAATTATTTCCAATACTGATATATTTATAAGAAAGTAAATAACTAAAAACTTAACAAATACAACATGGCAGATTTACTAATGAAAATGCCGGTTCCATATGAACCGAAAAGAGTTAACCGATTTATCGTTCGTTTCCCATCATCATTGGGTATCAACGAATGGTACGTAACATCGGCCGCTAGACCAAGTGCAAAAATAAACGCAACTGAAATACCATTTTTAAATACATCAACCTATGTGGCTGGTAGATTTACTTGGGAAGAAATAAGAGTAACATTTAAAGACCCAATAGGTCCTTCAGCTTCACAAGCATTAATGGAATGGTTCCGTTTACATGCTGAATCTGTAACAGGTCGTATGGGATACGCTGCGGGTTATAAAAAAGACATAGAACTTGAAATGTTAGACCCAACAGGTGTTGTAGTTGAAAAATGGATTTTACAAGGTTGTTTTATTACAAACTTAAACTTCCAAGAATTAGATTATTCAAGAGATGATTTAGCATCAATCCAATGTTCATTAAGAATGGATAGATGTATTCAAGTTTACTAATATTTTTTACTATATTTTGAAACCCGGTATTTTACCGGGTTTTTTGTTTTTATAAAAACTTTACTTTCTCATAGTTATAGTATAAAATTATACTATGGAAAAATTTACAATAGACCCAACAATTGCATACGATGTTGTTGAATTACCTTCACAAGGTGTCGTTTATAAAAATGGTAAAAAAAGTTTAAGAGTTGCATATCTTACCGCATCAGATGAGAACATTCTAACTTCTCCAAATTTAATACAAAACGATACTGTTATTGAAGAACTATTGAAAAGAAAAATATTAGATAAAGATTTTGATGTTACTGAATTAATAAATGAAGACAAACAAGCTATTTTAATATTTTTAAGAAATACTGCTTTTGGTACAGAATATGAATTAGAAATATTAGACCCACAAACCAATAAACCATTTACAACAAAAGTTGATTTATCTGTATTGAAGGTAAAGGATTTCAAATTACAAGCAGATTCTAATGGTGAATATTCTTATTTTATGAAAAACGTAAAAAAGAATATAACTTTTAAGTTTTTAACAAATCAACAAGAAAAAGATTTAGAATTAATTAAAAATAGTAAATCAGATAATTTAGTTGTTCCAACAAATACAAAAAGATTGGAAATGATGATTAAATCAATAGATGGACAAAGAGACCAAATGATGATTTATCAGTTTATACAACAATTACCTATAAAAGATTCACAAGATTTTAAAAAATACGTTAACGAAAATAAGCCAGGTATTGATTTAACAATCGAAGTAAAAACCCCATCAGGAGAAATAGTCAAATCATACATTGACTTTGGGGTAGAATTTTTTCGTCCTTTCTACGGAATATAAAAGAATACAATTAGAGTCTATAATTTTTTTAGTACAAAAGGGGTTTTCATATTCTGACATATTAAGAATGCCCATACATGAAAGAAATCACATTATTACACTAATGGCGAAAAATAATGAATAAACTATTTATTTAGATAAGTTAATATATGCCAGGTGGTAATCCTTTTAATACAGATGGTTCGTTAAACAAAGGTTGGTGGGAAACATTTAGGAGAAATCCAAACGACCCGTCATTAGGTTTAGATAAACAAAAAACCAATAGTATTTTTGATAGATTAAATAGACAATCATCTACAACAAATTCAAGTGGAACAAATCCATTTGCGGGTGTATCCTCAGTTGCACAAAATGTGATAGGTCAGTCTGTAGACGCTGTTGGTGCGGCATATTACGATAGATTATCAGCAACAAGTGCCAGAATAAGTACGAGTACAATTGCGGGTGTTCTAAGTGCTGTTGGTACAAGTATCACTTCATTTAATCCATTAGCAATGGCTAACGGATTAGTTACTGCAGTTGGTGGATTGGTAAAACAAAGTGTTGGAAATCTAATGAAAATAGAGGACCAATTGATAGAAAGAGTAATGGGTGCGGGAGGTTTTGTGGGTGATATTGGAAAGGGAATGATGACCGAATTAAATGAAGCGATGATAACCGCTTCTGAATTAGGTATGAACGTGGATGATTTCATGGACGCAACCAAAGTAATGTTGGAGAGTTCAGGAAGGATGGCGATTTATAACAGACAAGCTATTACATCAGGTGTTGAAGCGTCTTTAGCATATACAAAATCAACAAAAACACTTCTTGAAAATACTGAAAAATTCAGAGACGTTGGTTACGGTTTACAAGATGCCGCAGAAGCTATAGATAGAATTGGTCAAAGGTCAATTGCACTTGGTTTAAATGCAAAAAACGTTAGTGACGGTTTAATTAAAAATATAGATAAATTAAATCAATTTGGTTTTCAAAATGGTATAGATGGTCTTAGTAAAATGGTCCAAGAAGCACAAGCGTTAAACTTTAACGTAGAGAATACATTTAAAGTGGCGAATGATTTATTTGACCCAGCTAAAGCTATTGAATTAACCGCGAATATGCAAGTATTAGGTGGTGCAATTGGAGATTTGAATAGTCCATTAAAATTAATGTACGACGCAACAAATAACGTTGAAGGTTTACAAACAAGTATATTGGGGGCGGCAAGAAGTTTAGCGACGTATAATGCGGAACAAGGAAGATTTGAAGTTTCAGGTGCCAATCTAAGAAGAGCAAAAGCAATGGCAGACGCTTTAGGTATATCAATGGGTGATTTAACAAGTGCGGCGGTAAAAGGTGCATCAAAAATGCAAGCATTGAATGAGTTAATGATGTTCCCTGGTTTAAGTCAAGACCAAAGAGAATTTATGTCTAATCTAGCAACTATGAAAGGTGGAACGATAGGATTTAGTATACCTGACGATGTTGCAGAAAAAATAGGTGTAGATAAATCAGAACTTAAAGACGGATTTATTGCTGCCGATAAATTATCACAAGAACAAGTAATACAATTAGGTGAATTACAGAAAAAAATAGCAAGTACATCGACACAAGAAGTTGCTAGACAACAATATAATGAAACAACAAAAATATTTAACGTTGTTTCCGCTATGTATTTGAGACAGTTAACCGATAGTGGAAAAACAGACGCCGCAAGAACAGGAAGAGCAATTACATCTGTCGGTGCTGAATTTTTACAAACATATGTAAAGGACGGTAGACTTCAAGACATGACATTACAACAAGCTGGTGAGATAACATCAAAAATGATGCAATCCAAGTTTGCGGGTGAAAATAAATCAAAAAGTGCTGAAGAACAAAAACAAAAAGACTTAGTTAAACCACCAACACCTGCTAAACAAGAAGTCGATGTAAAAGTCTCTTTTGGACCATCACCGGATGTAATGTCGGGAATGAGTAGAGAATTAGTAAAGAATCCATATATCGTAAATGAGTGGATATCTGATGTTAACCCAAGGTCATTTCAAAAAACTCAAAACTTAATTAGAAAGTAATTGAGAAATTCATTTAAATCTATTTATATTAAAACAAAATAATGCCAAGTTATTTAGACTTTGATTCAACAAAAAATTTTAGGGACCACATTTTAGGTAGAACATTAAAAAGACCAGGTGGACCTCAAGAATTTAGTTCAAACAACTATATTGAACAAAGTACAAGTGATTTCAATAATAAAAATCTTGGGGGTATTATTATAAATCAAGAGACACCAGGTGGTACTGTTAATTTATATAGTCCCGATGAATTTACTCTAATACAAGATACTAATACAGTAAGATTAAATGAGGTATTAGATTTATATCCGTATTTTGAACAAGGTAATCACACTTTGATTAGTATAATGTCAAACAATAGTTATGACACAGAATCAAAGTTATTTAGATTTGCGGCAAATAATATAAAAAACAATCCTGATGGACCTGTTCTATCAAGAATTAGTAGAAACATAGATAAGGCAACAAACGGAAGAGTAAGACTTTTAGATGCTCTTAATGGTAATACATCGACATCAATCAATTTAATTA